GGTTTCTAACTGAAACCCTCCCTAAATTGGGCAAGGCGCTTGATCAGGCCCTGCTCGGTAACATTAATGACCTTCGTAACTCAGGGTTCGCCTTGAGAGACGAGAGTTCATTGCCATCCTTTCTAGGTGGCTTGTGGAAGTTAGTGTTCTCCGACGACGGAGAAGTCCTTGAAAAGGCTTCCCCTCATGCGGTGAAATGGATCAGGCAAGTGTGTTTGGTTTTTTACAAACTGAAGTTGCCTATCCAACAACAGAAGATCCAGACTGTAATTGACGGATTCGTCTCGAACGAGTCTGAACTTGAAGCAGTTGATCACGTATTGCGTGCTCTGCGTTATGCATCACGTACCGAATGGGCGTTTAGTCAGAGGGCTTATATTTCCCCCCTTGAACGCATTCTAAGGAGTGCTCGAGGACTCGTAGAACGAGTCGTTGAGAACTTTCGTGTTCTGGATACGATTCCCGATCATGGCCCAGGGACTACTTCTCTTAAGGAGAAGCCCTGGGACAAATGGACGTGGAATTATATACCAGACCGAACAACTGACGTATTTGCTCCTGATGCTTTCTTTTTTGCATCACCAGAGCATATGTTGGAATGTGGTTTCGTTTCGCAACGAACCGAGCCTTTGGCACGGGTTATACTCGTCCCTAAGGACTCTCGGGGCCCGCGTCTGATTAGCGCCGAACCGAAGGAATACCAATTCCTTCAGCAAGGCGTCATGCGACGTATGGTCATGCTCATTGAAGAACATCCACTAACTAAGTATAGTGTGTTTTTCACTACACAGGTTCCAAACCAGAAGGCTGCCCTCCTCGGATCTATCCGGGGGGATGCACCAGATGGGTACGCTACGCTCGATCTTAAAGATGCGAGCGATCGTATATCCCTGGAGCTCGTCCGCTTGCTAATCCCAGAGCCGCTACTTGGGGCTCTGGAGGCATGTCGGTCTGTTGGAACGAGGTTGCCTAACGGCAGGGTTATAATGCTTCGAAAACACGCGCCTATGGGGTCAGCAACTTGCTTCCCCACAATGGCGTTGTGTATTTGGGCAATCCTTGCCGCCGGGTTAGCCTCTACCATTGCAAATGACCCTTGGGTACGACGTCGAAAGACGGTCGCACTCATAGAGGGTATTCATGTGTACGGTGATGATGTGATCGTGCCCAACAGTTATGTTGACACGGCGATCGCAATACTAGAATCCGTTGGTCTAAAACTCAACGATTCGAAGTGTTGTACTAAAGGATTCTTTCGGGAATCCTGTGGCGTCGATGCTTTCCAAGGCATAGATGTCACTCCGTTGCGTATTAGCACGGATTGGGATACGTCCACCGACCAGCAGCGGCTTTGCAGTTACAGTGAGTATTCTTGTAACTTCAACAAGGCCGGGTATTATTCGACGAGTGAATATATTGCTCGCCACGTCAGGAAACATTTCCCTAACGTGCCATGTGAAGGTGATCTTCTCTACGGAGATGCTCCCTTCCTGCCGGATGGTTACTCAGAGA